CATATTTCATTTCCGACTTAGCCATTTCCTTCATCTTGGCGCCAAGCAAGCTTTCATCCATAAATATTTTTTCCTTCTTTTTGCAGTGATAAAGTGAAAGATTTAAGCTCGCGGCGGGCGCGGTCTAAGTCTTGTTTGACGTTAGGGTGCGGATCTAATCGGAAGCTTTCATCTTGTAGACGATCTACTTGACGATTTAGAAAAACCAAATGTGCGCGATCGTGGGGTGTAAGTTCCTTCATAGTGCCTCCTTTGCATGTTTGGCCATTCGATATTATGGCGCTTGGCAAAAATATTTAAATGTCCGCGATCCATGCCCAATATCGTAGCTGCCTTTGTTTGCGTGAAATTCATCTTGGCAAAAGATGAGACCAAATCAATCTTTTCCCTTTCATGCCGTGCATTTATTTGATCCCAAGTTTCAAGCTTCGGCATGTTTACCTCCACCTGATCTTTCTTCTTTTTCAATTTCAACGATAGCTTTGATTGCGTCTAGAAGTTCATGACTACATTCCGAAACGATTTTGCAGATGATGTCATGGCATATCTGTCCTCTTATATCTATCAGCATATCCTCCCCCATACTTCCGCAATGATCTTGGATAATTGTAAGGTTCGCAGCATAAGAGCGAGGGCCATCATCAGACCATAAAACCGATGTCCTGTTGATTGAGTTTTGCCCCTCTTTAATATCTCTAAAAAAGGACCGCTCTTTATCTTGCCTATTTAACATTTGCAAAGTGATCGCCATTATGAATTTCCTCCACCTGATAAAATCATACTTTGCAATTTTTCCCAATTAGATGCTTTTCCCTCTAATTCGGTAAATTTATCTCTGTAGTATTTTTCCATTTGGACAAATTCTTTTTGGTATTCTGCGACCGCTTCCTCTTTGTATTCTTGAATGGCTTTATGTAGTCGGCTTTTTTTATGAGATGACACGTCACCATTTTGGCCGTAGATTGTGATTGCACTTATTTGGTGGTTTTTCAGTTCATCTTCTGCAAAGGTCGTGGCTTCTGCTCGGGTTGCAAAAAATTTATGAACGCATTTGCTTCCCCTATTTTCAATTAGCTGTGAGCTATTTTTTCCCACTCTGTATTCCCAACAGTCTTTTTGTTCATTTTTTCTGACCGTTGCGGGTGGATACCAGTGATCAAGATTGCTGGACATTATACATTTACCTCCATGTCTGTATAAAAAATGTGTTTCCCTATTTTCCCAATTAGCTCAAGCTTGTGGCGCCATATGGGGCTCGTATAGTTCGCGTGATAATATAAGGCCCCATGCCCTAACATATTCCCATTTAGAGCCTCACGCGCTTGCTCCTTCGCTTTTAGCCATGCTTCCTCGTGTTTTGGGCGCTCTGGCTTTCCATCGCAGTAAAAAGAAAACTGGCAATCGTGATCTTTGGGCCCTTTATCTTGCTTGATCACAGCGCAAACATCATCAGGCCATCTGCGATCTTCGACGCGATTAAGAATAACCTCCGCTACAGCTAATCCCGCATCTGGACTTGGTTCGCTTCTGGTTTCGTAATAGATTGCCATTGCAAGGCACATTGCTGTTCCAATCATTCGATCACATCCTTGCTTGTAAATTCTAAATCGTGAACCTTGCAGAATTGATAAACAGACTGGCGGCTCATACCGAGCGCTCTTGCTGTTTGACTTGGGGTAAGCCCCATATCAATTTTTGATTGGAAGAGCGACACGCGCTCCTCCTTTTGACGTTCAAGCATTTCGTTCCAATCGCCCATTATATTGCTCCATCATAATCCGTGAGGCTGTCGAATTCCTCAAAGTCTTTTTCCAATTCTTCGGTCTTTTCCAAGAGGGCTTGTATGACCCTCACAGCGTTTTCCGCATCACCAGATTTGTGCGATGTATCGACTGCAATACGATTGGCGTCGATATGTGCAGTTATAGCTTTGAAGAATTCGCTACGCATTTCGAAAAGCTGTGCAGCGGTTAGTTCATTCTTCACGCTATCGTGAGAATTGCATGTCCATTTGCAATAGATGTCGCGCATCTTTTTGAAATCTGATCTGTTAAGATGATAGGTGCGGATAGTTGTTGTTTTTTGAGTAAACATATCAAGCCCATCCCATGCTAACAGCGAAGATCCAGCCCAATGAGGCTAAACCGATTATTGTAAAAATTATTAAATCCTGCTTCCAGTTTGTCATAGCTTTACCTCCTATGCGTTGCAGATATGGGCCGAGGAGCCCAGTTCATTTACGGCATAAACCATTGTGCGGTTATCGCCAAAAGATGTGCCGTATTCTTTGGCTTCATTAAGTGCTTTGAATTCAGCGCGGGTTTTGATGCCAGCAACTCTGCGCACGGCAACAAAGTGGGTGGCTGCGTTGAAGATGGTTTCTTCATATGATGTTGTAAATTTCATAATTAAGCCCACGCTTTTGATTTAAAAGAAACAGCAACATCGCCATCGCGTGACAATTCTCTCAAGGCTTCCCATGCTCGCATTGTGCGACCATCTTCTACCTCTACCATTTGTTGCTCAACGCTGTCTTGACCTGAATTAAAGAATTCGTCGCAAGAGCAGAAAACAGTAACCCAAGGCCCAAAGCGTGTCGCGCTGCGCTGCATTACCAATTCGTTATTTTGATTTAAAACCTGAGTAGACATTTGATTTACCTCTTGTTGATAGGAATAGAGTAACAAATCCTTTTGTAGATGTAAATAGATTATTTACAAAAAATTACATTAATAGAAAATAAAAGGGCCAGCTTCGGGAAAATCTAATAAAAGCAAAGCTGACCCATGCTCGATCACCCAATGGAGTAAGGCTCGAACTGCCAAGGTTGGGGGGTACAATGAGAAAACCTCCCCTGCCGCACTCATGGCTTACGGTGGGTGTTATCTTTCACCCAGTAGAAAATATCGAGCGTACCTTGTTCCCTTTATTTCGTTTCTTTCCATAGTGGTTTCAATTCGAAACCCATCGTCTTTAAGATCAGCAATTCGAGCCGCTAATCTTGTGCAGCGGAAGTGAGTTATAGCTTCCCAAGATGTAAGGCCGCCGTTTGTCTCTCTTAGAAAATTTAATATTTTATTTTTGTGAGTATCCATTACTTCCCCCATTCGGCTTCTGTTAATTTTTCCCAAAAAAAGCTTTCTCCAAAATCTTCAATCAACTCTTTTGTTAATCTTTGCGAAATTTTCTTTGGTCTTTTACCATGCCACAAGTGTGGCGTTGCTTCGTTTGGTTCTTCGCATACCAGAACATCGATTTCCCAAGCCCGATAGCTCAGATTTACCCATGTCCAGTTTGTTGCTGATGCTGACATTTATACCTCCATTAAATGTGGGGGGATTTCTCCCCCCGTTTGAATTAAGCGGCTATTGCGTGCCAAGCTTTACTTCTCATGGCTTTTGCAATCGCTTGCTCTCTATCGCGGGTCACTCCCTCTGGAAGCTTGCTGTCTTGGGTGTGGCTTGCCCAATGTGTGAGGCAGTTATACAGCGCCCACTTATTGCGCCCCAGTGCTTCACATTCAGCGCCAAGCTGTTCGATCAACCGTGTGGCTTGCTTCTTATTGAAGGTTCCTTCTTCGACCTTAGATTTTGTAGGGACAACTTCTGTCTTGAAGAAATGCGCGGCTTGATCAAGATTGATTTTTGTTTTTCTGTATTCATCCCAGAGTTCTTTCTGGTTCATAAATACATCAAGACCATTAGCAATCCGCTCGGCTTCACCAGTGACGTTTAGGTGCGTTGTGTGTCGCGCCCAAACCCGAGCGATTGTATCAGCGCTTGTGCAACCATTTGTGCACCAGAGGCGCAAACCATCGGTCTGATTTTGAAAAGCCCAAGAGCCATCATAGCTATTGAAGGCTGTAGCGCGAAATTTTACATAATCGCCCACTTCTGGCTCAATGGTTACATCGTTAAATAAAATCTCAACCTTCAATTTGCGACCTTCGTCGAGGCAGTGAACATTGAAATCGAAGTCTTGGCTCACGTTTGCTTTTTTGATCGCATCATATTGAGCATTTATTACGCTCTCGTTTGTAAGAAGCGTATAGCTGTTCTGGTGAACCTTAAGCAATTTACCAGTGTCTTTGCGAAATAAGCCCTTGTAACCTGTTTCTCCATCGAAACCTTCAAATGTAACGGGGCGTTCTTCGATTTCGAAGCAGGCTGCGTCAATCGCATTTTGTGTAAAGTCTAGCATCATCATTTCCTCTTTTGTTGCTTAACATTTACAAGTCCTAAATGGGCACTTGGCAATCGTCAAGAAATATTTTACATAGTAGCAAAAAAAGGTGAGTTGCCTTGTCTATCAAATCTTGTGAGTTTGTTGTGAGTGGTCAACCTGTTGGAAAAGGTCGACCTCGATTTACGAAAGCTGGTCGCGTCTACACACCACAAAAGACCAAAGAATATGAAACGCGTGTACGAAATTCTGCATGGGCTGAAATGGCAAAACAAAGGCTCAAGCCATCTGAGAGGCGAATGAGCGTTATTGTAACGTCATGTTTCGAAATTCCAAAATCGTATAGCAAGAAACAGGTTCTTGAATGTCAGGCCGGAGTTCAAATTCCAAAGCGTGTCGACGTGGACAATCTTATCAAATCAATCCTTGATGGATGCAATGGAATTGTATGGCACGATGACCATCAAGTTTGGCACGTCTCAGCTTTCAAGCGATATGTCGATGTAGATCAGGAGCCACACACAAGAGTTAAAATTCAGTGGGATCAGGGCTAGAATACGACCAGTCTGGGCCATATTTTTCGCGCCATAGCTTTGGCTCCCTGTGAAGTGCTGTTTTGCTCTTATCAAACATTCCCTGATGATGACCCTCACAAAGCGGTATACACGTCTTGTCAGCGCGTTTGTGAGTGCCGTGTCTATCATGGATGGGATGATGCGCTTGTGTGGGGCTTTGCTGCACTTCTCCGAAGGTTCTGCATATTATACAATGCTGTTCTCTGATCCATTTGAGAAAAGAAATGTCTTTTTTGTTTTTTGGGGACTTCAATCCCAGAGGTGGTTTCTTTGCGAGGTTGGTCATAGATGGTCAAAGTCTCCCGCCAAAACCTCAGAGATCCTACCGCTATTCACGCGAAGTTCATTGGCTAACGCTTGAAGTGATTTGCTCGGATTTTGCGCTACATCTTTTTTAATTGTGTCTCGTATGTAGGCGGTCATCTTTCGATTTCTTGCGGGTGCTTTTCTTTCTTTGTATTTTTCACGGTACATTAAGCTTAAAGCGTCACGAATTTTAATTCGTGTTTCAACGTCTAGTTTATGATAGCTCAGAACATCTTGTAGTATTTCCCGAGCCTCGGGTATCTTCGGTTTACCTGTCATCCAAAACCTCCATTGGGTCGAACCCAACTGTTTCCGATAATTTAGCCATTGCAGTTTCAAAATACTCTGAAAAAGCTTTCTGGTCCATCTTTGTGTATGCAATGCTGTCTGGAACGTAGTAAACGGCACCAGAGGCTTGATTTATAACACTGCGATAAAACCCGCATAGCATTTTAAGATCGTCGTGGAGATGTGCGGAGGAAGCCCAAGAACCAGTTTGTTTTACAACCCTACCAAGAACAACCCAGTAAAGCTTGTGATGTGGGTCTGATCTTCGCGCTACTGGGATAACATCAAATAGTTGACCATCGGGATAATTTTCGATTTGTTCAGCGTCATAGAGTGAAATGGGCAAAAATTGCCCATCTCGTTTTTCTATTTGCAGTTTAGGCTTTATCTTCGACATCTGGGAATGGCTTATCATCAAAGAAATGGGATGTAATTTTCATAAAGGCTAACTGCCTCATGTTAAGCATACCCAAGCTTTTAGACATTTCTTCTTCTAACTCAGCCACCCTTTCCTCAGCTTTCATCCTTTCAATGTTGATTTTGTTTGCAAGGTTGACCGCGTTTTCCTCATTTTCCCTAGCGTTTGCCGCAACGTCTTTAATATTTTCCATTTGAAACCTAAGGGTTTCAATTTTACCCAACGCGGCGTTTAGCTCAGATTGAACCTTAGAAGGTCGACCCATTTTCTTTTTAACTGGTTTAGCACTCATCTTGAAAATAACCTTCTCTTTTTGGGGAATGGAAAAAAGATCGCTCCAGTTTCAACTTCAACTTCATTGTCTCCGTAATGTGCTGGTATGCTAAAATCATCCATCATAAAATCTTCCATGGTTTGTGTTTTTACAACGGCCCTAGTGTATTCTCCAACGTGTGAATTTTTCAATCCGTTGCTTTTTGTGGTTGATATTTTATATCCAGATGGATCAGTCTCTAACAAAATGTAATTGGTTCCTCTATCATCTTTAACATGTTGGATCGAAACCCTATCACCAACGACAATCTTTGCCCTTCGCATTACGGTTTCGGAAATCGCGCAAGAAAAGGTTGAGTGCTTCCCAACGTGCAGTTTAACTGTGGAGCCCAAAGTTCCTTTGGTTACGTTTGGATTTATTTTCTTAATAATGGTATATTTCATTTTCATTACCTCAAAATGGGATTTCGTCGTCTACGTCACGACTATTTAAGCCTTGGGTTTGATTTCCCTGATCATAACCTTGGCTTCGGCCCTCATCGGCCTGTTGCTTGGCATTGTTGCCCAACAATTCAACATCTCGAACTCTACATCCGAGATATGTTTTTCCATTATATTCGCGGCTTGTTAGCTCGCCCTCGACATAAACTTGCTGCCCTCTTTTTGTGTACGGAGCTAAAGATGTGGCAAGCTTTCCCCAGATTGAACATTCCACGTATGTAACTTCTTTCGTTCTTCGATCATTTCTAGCAATGCTGAAATTCAAGACCTCTCCACCGCTCAAAGTTTTTAGTTCACTATCGCGTGTGATGTTTCCGATTGCCGTTATTTTCAATGTCATTAGTACGCTCCCAATTCTTGTTCTTTTATTTGCCATTGTTGCAAAAGAGAAATTGCATAAGGCTTGTTAAATTCGATCAGGGAAGCAAATACAGCTTTGGCATTTTTATCGTTAATCCCAAGATCACGTTTAGATTTACATTTTGTTTCCAACCAATTTTCTAGTTTCGTGGCTCTTTCCATAGCTTTGGCTTGAGCCGCTTCGGTTCCTATCGCGCTGGTTCCATCATCATCGTCGACTGGAATTCCCGTGACAGATAAAAGCCCATATCTACGAGCGTAGGTGATTGCCCCGCCAAGCGACTGCATATCTCCTTTTTTGTACTGCAGATAGATTTTGCAGTTGAAAAGATTTCCGCTTGTGTGGATTATCTTCGTATCAATGAATTCCCCGCTTTCATCCGCTCCACCCTCTTGAACAATGATGTAATTGTTTTCGTGAAAAGCCGATTTTACCTTGTCCAATATTTCTTGAATGTCGGCGTATTTGTTTTTCAAGAACGGATTTGAAGAATTCTTGATTGCTGTTTCAAGGCTAGATTGCCCCGCCATGAAGTCTTTAATGTGATTTGTCTGTTCCATATCATTTCATCCTAATGCTGATAGATTGCGGTCCTGTGTGCAGTACAGCACCACTGATTGTCTCACCCGCTGTCAAGAGTTTTTTGATTGCAGATTTGTCAGGGGTGACAGTTGTTTTGCATAGCTGTGTAGGTATCTCCTTTTCATCTTCTATAAGTACGCTTTGCGATCCATTGCGAAGCGATATAGTCCCCAATGAGTGAGGTATTTTCTTTTGATCTGTTGCCAGCATTATAGATTTCAAAGCTTGCTTGAGGCTGTTCTGCCTTGATCGGACAGCATCTCGGCGCTGTGTATATTTCAGTATCATGTGATCAAGCTTGGCTTCGTCACCTTCTGCGGTAACAAGATCAGATATGGCCGAACCGACCATATCCATGACATCTGTCTCTCCATCAAGAGTATCCCAAAATGTTTCGAGATCGTCCGCATGATCCGAAAGCATTTCAGAAATATAGGTTAGGGTTCCAGTATCAATTCTCATGACCCATCCCTTTCGCCGTTCCAATCTTCGATTGCTTTAGCAAAAGCCTCGTCAATGAATGACATCGTTTCCGCAGGGAAGGTTGAGCGTAAATATTGTTGGTGAGTGATTTTGCCTGTGTCAGCTTTTTGACGAAGCTCGCCATCTCTTTTTATGATTTCATTACAAAGTCTGATTTTTACAAAAGATAAGGGTGGTGTCTTTACGATTTTCATATCATCATTTCCTCTTGTTGCTCTTTTCTTTTATTTCCTTATGTGCAAATATGCAATCACTTTTTTCTATAAGGGAAAATATTATGGAAGTTGCAGAACAAAAGAACCCAGAAGAACGCACGGTAACTCTTCGCAAAAGACTTGAAGATCGTAGGCTTCGGGTTGTGGCTTCTCGTATCGGAATGACCTATGCGGCTTTGTCTCGAATAATGAGAGGGGGCAAGCCATCGCAACGAACAATAGAAAGGTTGGAAAAATATTTAGAGAGTTAAAAAAAGGTCGGCTAGAAATGTCAAGAAACTAGCCGACCAAATGCAACAAGGGGAGGTAAAACCCTTATTGCTGTTATAGAAAATATTTGTCAGAATGACAAGCGCAACAATTCATAAATAAAACAAAAGAGGTAAATCATGAGTTTTGAAGCAATAAATTGGGCATGGAAGCAACGAGGGCTTTCTTCTACCCAGAAGCTTACGCTATTGGCACTTGCTGATAGGCACAATCCTGATTTCGGATGCTTTCCAAGTATTTCGAAAATCTGTGCAGATACAGAGTTATCAAGATCAACCATCATAAGATGCACTCAATACCTTGAAGAAATGGGCCTTCTTTCTAAGCAGAAAGCTCGTAGGGATAACGGAAGTGATACATCGAACAGATACATACTTGGATTTGAACAAGGGGTATCACCAAGCCACTCCCCTAGTGTCACAGAGACACCCCCCCTAGTGTCAGACTGCAACCCCCATAACCAAGTAAATATAACCAGTAAGACTAACCAATCTTATGATCAAGATTTGAAAGAAAGTGGTTTTGAGCTTTTTTGGGAATATTATCCAAGAAAAATTGGCAAGGGTGCTGCTAAGGTTTCATTTCTTAAAGCAGCAAAGAGATTGGGAGACGCAGCGTTTATAGTCTTGAAGGCAAATGAATACGGCGAGCACTGTGTGAAAACTGGGAAAGATCCTAAATTTATTCCCCACGCAGCAACTTGGTTAAATCAGGGTCGATGGGATGACGAATTAGAAGAAAGATCGGGCTTTGAGGATCTTTCTACTCAACAGCAGATGGATGAGATCATGTCTGGTGTGATGGGGATTGCAAACGGGGGATTGTTAAAATGAAAAATCCACTTAGCTACGAAGATCGGAAGCGAATTATTGCCCATTGGTTAAAGGAATTTCTTTCAAGATTTGAGGTTCCAAAAGCTTATGATAAGATAAAGGCACGGGAGGAAATGGTCTTTATGGTCGAAGATATAAACAGCGAACTCCCTTCTAAGGTAAACGACAGCTACCTTAAATTCTGTCTCAGCAATATGGCGCAGCACATTAGGAAGCATAACATTTCAAGAACATGGCCCACTATCAAAAACTTCATGACAGCCATCAAAGAGATCGAAAGACCCGAGCCCGAAATGGGAAGCGATCTTTCGGAATTCTCATTGGCCCCTCTTGCGATCAATGCAAAGAAAATAAAATTGCGTGAACCTGTCGGAGACTACTACATTACCGGAGGGGGTGCTAAACAGCTTCTGGATCAGGGTCTTGTGAGTGAAAGTGATTTAGAGACATACACTGTGGGGCTTGAAATGATGGTTCGATCTAAGTAGGATTTAATCATGAGGGCATCGCCTGTCCTTCTGCTTCACAAACTTCCCGATCTCTGGCTAGGTTTCACACTGCAACGAGATCGGGATTTTTCTTTCTATTGTCATAGTGTAAAATTAAAGATACTATTTTGCCTATAGGGAGATTTTTAAAATGAGTGAATGGCCAGCAAAATCTGTTTCAATGCAGAAAACAGAAAGCCTTTCTCCGTATGATCGCAACAGCCGCGTTCATAGTGAAAGGCAAATTGATCAGATCGTGAATAGTATCAGGGAATTTGGATTTACAATTCCAGTTTTGGTCGACGAAAAAAGTATGCTTATAGCTGGGCATGGTCGGGTTATGGCTGCACAGAAGATGGGTTTGGAAGAAATCCCTGTTATGGTTGCTACTGGGTGGACCGATCAGCAAAAGCGGGCATATGTCATCGCCGATAACAAGCTTACAGAAAATTCTACATGGGATGAGGAGCTGTTAAAATCTGAAATCAAACAGCTTGAGTTTGAAGAATACAACCTTGATTTTCTTGGCTTCGATGTAGATGAACTTACAAATCTTTTCTTGGATAAAGAATTTGGCAAGACCGATGCGCTTGAAGAATGGACAGATATGCCCGAATATGAGGGTCTTGATCCATGTTACAAGAAGGTCGTTGTGAACTTTGATGACGAAGAAAGCTTCAATAAGTTTTTTGAGGTAGTGGGTCAGGATCATACTGAAAAAACAAAATCTATTTGGTTTCCCGAGAAGGAAAAAAGAAACCTAAAAGATTTAGAATGGGCCGATGAAGGATAACTATCCCCAGTTCCCGTTATATATCCCAAGCAAAGGGCGCCATGAATACATGGTAACCTCTAAGGCGCTGTCTAAGATGGGTGTTCGTCATTATGTGATTGCTGAGCCCCAAGAGGTAGATGCGTATCGTAGGGCATCGTCTGGGCTTCTGTGCGATATTGTTGAATTAGATTTGTCTTTCAAGGAAAATTACGAATTATGTGATAGCTTGGGGTTATCTAAATCAACTGGCCCCGGTCCCGCTCGAAATTTCGCATGGGAACATTCAAAAAGCTTGGGCTTTGACTGGCATTGGGTCATGGATGACAACCTACAATACTTCGCTCGAATGACCAGAAACGAACGGATCAAAACAAACAGCCCCGCAATGTGGAGGGCAATGGAAGATTTTGTTTTGCGCTATAAGAATGTTGGGATGGCTGGACCAAATTACTCAATGTTCGCCTTTGGCGCTTCTAAGCTTCCACCATTCATCACAAATACTCGTATATATTCCTGCAATCTTATACGAAACGATCTGATCTATAGATGGAGAGGGCGATATAACGAAGATACAATCTTATCTCTCGATATGCTAAAAGCTGGTTGGTGTACGATCCAATTCAATGCGTTCCTTCAAGGCAAAATGGGGACACAGGTTCTAAAAGGTGGGAATACAGACGAATTCTATCACGCAGAAGGAAAGGTGCAGCAAGGTCAGAAATATGCAGATACTGGAACTCTAGCAAAATCTCAGATGTTGGTTGATGTTCACCCAGATTTATCCAGATTGGTTCAGAAATTTAGCAGATGGCACCACGCGGTAGATTATTCTGTGTTTAAGAACCAAAAACTAATTAAAAAAGATGGATTGAAGCTTACTGGAAAGCCCAAGGATTATGGGATGAAAAAGGTAAAGTTACGATAGTCTGGTCTTTTTTTGCCATAAGCGCTATTATGAAACACAGATTAAACAAAACTGATAACGGTTAGGGCCATGACAGAGAAAATCACTGATCAGAAATTAGAAGTTCTACGCCGCGAGTTTGTCGAGGGGATAGAGGATGCGGATGGGATTAGATCATACCCTACCATTGAGGCTCTGTGCCGCGCTCATGATGTTTCTAGGGCCACCCTGTATCGAAAGACACAGGAAGCAAGATGGCAGGAGCAAAGAAATTCTTGGCAAGCCGAGTACACAGCTGAGTTAAACCGCAAACGCGCCTTAAAATTCGCGCGACAGGCCGATGCGCTAGATAGCGTTGCGTTGGGTATTGCTCAGGGTGTTCTCTCTAAGCTGGGGAGAAAATTGCGCCGATCAGTTGAAGCCGAGGAAGATGGTGGCGAAGAAACAATGTCTACAAACGAAATCAAGGATCTTGCGGAAGCGGGATTAAAAGCTCAGAAAATGGGCAAACTTGCGCTTGGCGAAGCTGTAGAGATAACGAAGGTGACATCTGATGAACACATCCCCGCAAGCCTCACTCGAATTATTAGAGAATTGGACGAGCTTGCCGAAGCAAAGTCACAAAGGGCTCACGTCACTATACAGTGATTGGCTCGACACAGCGCGTGACAGCCAGCTAACTCCATCAGGGAATTGGGCTGTTTGGTTAATCTTAGCGGGGCGCGGTTGGGGAAAAACCAGAACGGGCGGTACAGATGCGGCTCTATATGCTCTTAAAAACCCAAATGTGCGCGTAGCTGTTGTCGTTCCCACCTTTGGGGATCTCAAGAGGGTTGCGTTCGGCGGGGAAAGCGGAATTCTATCTTATTTGCCCAAAAGTTGCCTTCTTTCAGGAAGGGGTCAAGGCTACAATAGCAGCGCACAAGAGATCAGGCTTTACAATGGTTCGATCATTCAAGGCTTTTCCGCAGCTGAGCCAGAAAGATTGCGTGGGCCTCAGTTCCATCGTGCGTGGTGCGACGAAATTGCTGCGTGGGTATATCCAGAAGCCTTTGACCAATTGATGTTTGGGCTGCGTCTTGGTGATAATCCGCAGTGCGTAATTACAACAACCCCAAAGCCAAGCCAAATAATTAAAAGCCTTTTAAAGAGAAAAGGCACAGCGGTCACTCGGGGATCAACATTTGAAAACCAAGAAAATCTTGCTTCGGCTGCGCTCGAACAGCTTAGGGAGAAATACGAGGGGACAAGACTTGGTCGACAAGAATTATATGCAGAAGTTTTAGACGATATTGAGGGCGCTCTTTGGAACCATAGGATAATTGAAGAAGCTAAAATTGAAGAACAAGAAACCCCACAGATGCAAAGGGTTGTCGTAGCGATTGATCCAGCTGTAACAGGAAATGAAAATAGTGACGAGACTGGGATAATCGTTGCGGGGCGTGGTGTTGACGAAAGGTTTTATGTCTTAGATGACAGATCACTTCGCGGCTCCCCAGACACTTGGGCGCAATCGGCGGTATCTGCTTTCAATGAATGGAAGGCAGATAGAATAGTTGCAGAAGTAAACAACGGTGGCGATTTGGTTGAAAAAGTGATAAGAACTATAGACAGAAGTGTTCCCTACACCCCCGTCAGGGCGTCGAGGGGTAAGATATTAAGGGCAGAGCCTATTGCGGCGCTGTATGAGCAGGGTAAGGTTTCGCATTGTGGTGTATTTAGGGAGCTTGAAGATCAAATGACTAGCTATACTCCGCAGTCAAAGAAATCACCCGATAGATTAGACGCTTTGGTTTGGGCGCTCACTGAGCTAAACAGGTCAACAGGGCAACCCGTTTGGAGAATAAGTTAATGGGCATCTTGGACAATATTGCGGCTGCATTTGGCAGAGGTCAAACCTTTGAGCGTAAAGAAGCGCCACAGGTTCATATAAGTGGCCCTACATACTCGGGAACGAAAAAAGATAACTTTAAAACCTTTGCTCAAGAGGGATATAAAGAAAACGCAATAGTTTATCGCTGCGTGAATGAGATAGCTAACGGCGCAGCTTCAATCCCTTTCTGTGTTTATCAGGGAGACATAAAGCTTGAAGCCCATCCCTTGATTTCATTGCTTGCAAGACCAAATCCCTTACAAGCTGGCGTTGAGTATTTTCAAAGCCTTTATTCATATTTGCTTTTGTCTGGGAACTCTTACGCGCTGCAATCCGATGTCAATGGAGCGCCCAGAGAATTGCACATTCTTCGCCCAGATCGAATTGAAATAGAGCCTAGCAGCACGGCAATTCCAAAATCTTATAAATACAAGCTAGGGCAAGAGGTCGTGAAAACCTACCCAGCCGATCCGGTAACGGGAGCCGCAGAGGTAAAGCATTTTAAACTGTGGAACCCACTAGACGATTATCAAGGGCTTTCTCCCTTGGCAGCGGCGTCTATTTCGATTGATCAAAACAACATGGTTTCGAAGCATAACATTGCGCTTCTGGCTAATGGGGCGCGTCCATCAGGAGCGATTGTATTCAAGCCCGCTGATGATGCGGGAAATCGTTTGATGTTATCGGATGGACAGCGCGAGCAGTTGCAAAGCGATCTTGCCAATAGGTTCAAGGGCGTCAACAATGCAGGGCGTCCAATGTTGCTTGAAGGCGATTTCGATTGGAAAGAAATGGGCATGTCTCCAAAGGACATGGATTTCATGAGCCAAGCAAATATGACCGCTAAAGATATTGCGCTTTGTTTCGGGGTTCCTTCTCAGTTGATCGGGATACCAGATGCTCAAACCTATGCGAATGTACAAGAGGCGCGTCTGGCTCTTTATGAGGAAACGATTATCCCATTGGCTCGCAGGATTGAAAGCGACTTAAACGAATGGCTCGCACCAGCGTTTGGTGATGATATAACTATTAGTTATGATATAGACCAGATCCCAGCCATGACAGAGCGGAGACGAAGAGTTTATGAAAATGTTACTGCAGCAGTTCGAGATGGAATTATCTCACGCAATGAAGCGCGTGAAAGATTGGGTTTACAACCCATCAGTGGTGGAGACGAGGTCTTTATTGCTGCAAACCTATTCCCATTGG